GTTTAGCGCATCTTTATGATGAGCCTCCCTGCCTTCGGGAAAGTTTAACACAAAAGAGGGAGTTACATTTAGTTAGAAAGACATGGATGAGTCAAAAGTAAAACAGAATGTATTTAAAAGAGTTTTGGGATCTAAGAAGAAACCTATGACTGTAATTGATGAATTACATCAGGTTATTGATTCTCTCGAAGATATTAATATTGATTTAATCGATAAAGGTATCATTACAAAAGAGGATTCCTTTAATACTGACAACCCTAAGCATGTAGAAATGTTAGGTGGAAGTGTTGAAAATGCTGGTAAAGTAATTAGAGCGGGTAAGAAAACTATAGACATATACAATGAGATCATGAATAAAGGCGGTTTAATAACTGCTGATGGACGTGGTGTTTTAGTCCGCGAAATGAACAACCTAAACAAGATTAAGGATGGAATTTTGAAAGCTGATTCCAGACGGAACGTGCCTACAAACGATGACCCTTTTTCTTCAGTAAGTGGAAATAGAGCAACTAACTTTGAAGCTGCCGGAGCCAGTCCAATAGAAGTGAATTTTGAGTGCCCCGTTAAAAGCCGCACTTATGGAGACTATGTTCTCGATTACACTAAAGATATTGGTCAGTATCCAATGGTTCTTCAACGACAGGTTTTAAATTTAAATGCTTTATTTGGAGCCAAAACAGACAAAGATGGCTACTTAGTCTACGATAAAAGTGCTGTTTTAGCTAATTTTGTTAATACTACTGTAAGTAAGTTAAACAATTTAGCACAAATTAGAGTCAATTTTACTACTGAGTATACCTACGAGGAAATTTCATTATGGTTATCAATCCTCTGTGACTCTCTTAATGCTTGGTTTGGAATTACTTCTATCATTCAGTTTACTGATGGTGAAGGAAACAATAACTATGGCATGAACTGGTGCCGACGTAATATGTCCGCAGAAGATATGAATGAATACCGTAACTTCTCAGTACTATTACAAATGGTACCATGTCCTCCAATTCTGATTAGCATTTTCTATATGTTAAATCATAATTACAGATATATGTCTGATCTACCCAAGTCTACAATTCTTAAGTTTACTAGCGCCTGTGCTGTAGCTGAAGATGACTTAGCTCTAAATTTCGGTTTACCTGATTTAGTTAGAAAATTAACGAGTAAGGAATTTGTAAAAGTACAAGCTAAATTAGTTCGTACTATTCCTGAATGGCGTGATAATAAGTTTCCTGTTTATGGTAGTGGTACAGTTCATAGTCCAGTTTGGAATTCAATTTGGTCTAACGCTGCCACTATTACGCGTGTTATCGTTGATAACAAGGAAGATATTTTCAGAGCTCCTCTAATTAATTCTGATGAAAGTCCTAATCATTGGGACACTATCGATCAAATTTATTATGCTCAGTGTAATGAATTAAATGGTCTTGTAGAAGCATTATATGCAGTTTATGAGGCTTATTCTGATCAATGGATTACTGGAATCTTCAGACCTAAACCGTTTATTGATGGTAAGGTTAAAGAAACTAATGGCGTTTCTAGATATAGTAACCGTTGGATGTGGGTTAACAATACTTTTATCGACGCTGGTAGCCAAAACGGTTATGTTGTTGGTAAATGGGTTCATTCTATTGATCTTTCTGATCGCCCTATTTTTGTTGACATTAGTCCTGACTTTGAAAATATTCATGGTCTTTCGGTTAATACCATTCAGCGTGTTACTATGGAAGTTTGGGAATGGATTGTTAGTTTAGATAATTTATCAAAGGATAATATCAATAAGCCTAAGGGCTCTGATAGACCTAAAGATAAAAGAACTAAGCCTCGCAAGCCTTCTAAGAACAAGCGTTCTCAGAAACCTACGTCTAAAGAAGATTCTAAAGCTAAAGAAGAATCTAAGAATAATGAGCAGGAGGATGCTAAATAAATTAAAATAAATGATAGTATGAAATCAGTTTGTGATGAGCTTGACCTTAATTTAAAGGAAAGATATAATTTAGATCAATTTGCTTTAGATAAGCTTAACCTTAATAATAAACGTATCCTAGAAGGTAATGAAGAAATCTATGAAACTCCAATCACTAAAAGTAATAGTGTTTCTGATATCATCGAAGGTTGGGACAAGGTTTTCAACTCGAATCTGGGTGAAATGAATGATGTACTAGTTTCGCTTGAAGAGAAACAAAAATCTAAAGTACTCCCTAGGTCACAAGCCGTTAATTGGGAAGAGCGTAAATCTTCGCTTGATGAGTACTTTAAAGGTCGACAGTCTGATTATAAATATATGCCCGAATTTCATGATAGTGGTCCTCTACGACCCATTAGTATTAGTAAGGCAATAGACTTTCTCAAGAATAATACCTCAGCCGGTCTGTCATCTATGCTGAAGAAGGGTGACGTAAAGATCAAATTTGCCGATATATCTTACTTCAAAGAACAATTAGCATTGAGACTTCCATGTATTTTATATACTCGCACACAAGAAGGCATGAAGACTCGGAACGTTTGGGGATTCCCTATGGTGGATTCTTTAAATGAGATGACAATCTACATCCCTATTCAGCGGGTACAAAAGAAGAAAAGTTACCGAGCAGCTCTACTAGGACCAGAGTATGTCGACAAAGAGATAACTCGCTTAATTGATTTCGCTCTGGCGAGAGATCTAACATTAGTATCTATTGACTTCACAGCCTATGATGCGTCAATTACTAATCTTCAAATCCATATCGCTTTTAGTTATTTCAGATCCCTATTCCAAAAATCTTTCCATTCGGCTATAGATTATATGGAAGAAAGATTTCGTACTATCGGAATTGTCACACCCTTTGAAATATTTGAAGGTGATCATGGAACACCAAGTGGTTCTACACTTACCAATGAGGTAGGATCCGTAATCCAATATTATGTTTACGAGGATACAGGGCTAGTTTATATGGAAGTTCCCCAGTGCCAAGGTGATGACGGCGCACTAGCTGTTGACGATGAAAACGTTGACAAACTGTTCGATTCTTTTGAAAAATACGGATTAGAGATTAATAAATCTAAAAGTACTATTGCGAAAGATTGGATCGTCTTTCTGCAGAATCTATATCATGTTGACTATCGTGATAAAAGTGGTATAATTGGTGGTATTTATCCGACATATCGCGCATTATGTCGTTTAGTTTACCAAGAGCGTTGGGCGGATTTTGAGAAATACGGAATGAGTGGACAGGATTACTACTCTTTAAGAGCTCTCCAAATTTTGGAGAATTGTAAGTACCACCCGATATTCGAGGATCTATGTCTATATTATTGGTCAATCGACAAGTATAATGTTGAGTTTTCTGATGAAGGTCTTAGTCTCTATGTCGATATGGTAGAGAATAAGGAGGGGAAATCAGGTATTGTTGAGAATCAGTATGGAGATAAGCTTTA